GTCGAGAGCTTTCTCCGAAGTCTGCATCAATTTCGCTCTAAGAAGCATTTCCCAGGTATCAATCAGATCGCCAGAGATCGCATCGATGTTCGACTCTTCATATTGCTTGTATAATCGGTTGTATATCGTTTGTGAAATACCTGTTTTATCAATTATCTCCTGCCGAGTCATTTGCAACTTCATCATGGCTAAAGCCATCATCTGAGCTGCATTGAGAGATTTTAACCTCTTCTCAACTTGGATCTCTTGATCTTCTATCTCAGCCAAGACTCTTAATTTCTTTCAAAGCACGTCTAGCAACTACTGATACTTCACGTTTAGCACATTTCTCAAGTGCAGCAATAGCCATCACTTGGATAGGTGAAGGGGCCTTTTGGTTAGGTTTAGATTTAGGTTCCGGTTTCACTTCAGTGAGACTCTTCTCTAGTGCAACAGCCAGAGTTTTAACCAACTCTACTAATTCACCTTTTTTAGTCTTAGAATCTTCAGCAAAGGCTACTGCCTCAATTATCTCAGTTATTGTCATCAAACAGCCATCCAATTTGAAGGTTTTTTTCGTTTAGAGGACAAGAAAGCCCTATCCCAAGTGTTCATTTTAGCCTTCTTCTCTACTATTTCAAGTTGTTGGTCATAATCTCGACCACAAAATGACAACATCAACGCGTCGGCAATGTCTGGAGATCTACCACCAAGACGTTCTTTTATCTTATCTTTCTTCTCTATTTTGATTACTGACGGGTCACCATTTTTGTCTCTTTCTGTCGCAAGTAGTTCTCTTTTCAACTGTATAAGCTGATCTTTACCTTCACGCAGATTAAAGGTCATTTCTTCATTCTTGAGTTTCTCTCTTACTTTCCAATAGTGCTGCGCCCTTTGGTTGTAATATCTTTTAACGTCTCGTGTAGGTTTCCTACTAACTTCGATAGGCCGGACACAATTAGGAATCCGATGTTTGAGAAGAACATAGACGGCTTTACCAATACCAATTGTATCAATATTGATTTCTTTGGGGTGAAATTCTTCGTATATGTCCATGAGAAAAGAAGCTTGGTAATGCTCATCCTTCCCTTGGCAGGTATAAATGTAACGTACATCATCCCCAATACGAATAACCGTGGCTGAATTGTCAGAACCCATACCAGCAACATCATGGCCCACATAAACATTGTTAGACTTAGGGAATATTGCAGCAGATCCAGTAGCTTTCTCAAGCATCGACATGGATATAAACGCATCATCCCCCTCTTCTGGAGGTAAACCCTGCACATTGACTCTATATAGATCATTGTTAGTTCCACCATATTCTTCGGCTAATTTAGCGACTTGATCGCGCATACCCGGTTTATTCGAGTCCTCACAATTCCAGATATTAGGTATATAAACACCGAGTTTATCACCGTGAACAGATCGTACAGCGTAAGAAGAGGGCCGAATAGGGTTGAATATACCCATAACCCAGTTAAGAGGTCGAGAGTTTGTCGCATTTAGGGTTTCAAAAACATAATCTGGAAAAATAACAGCTTCATCAATTATCCAAAGCTGTTCCTTAGAGTGAAATCCAGATAGGAAAGCTTTTTGGTCTTCGGCAGAACAATTAGATGGTAGTCTCTTAACCTCTATAAACCGCTGATTAGGGTCTTTCTTGTACCTCACTGCCTCAGAGGTCATCTCGAACTGATCGTGGAACAGGAAGGCCCGTTCAAACTCGCCTGTGTCCTCATTCTCAATCTTCCGGTTCCCCCAGAGTGCTAGCTCCGCCATCATAATGGCCTTCGCTTGCTGACCGGTAGGAGCAAGTATGAATCCTTGAGGTCTCTCAAAACAGACAAGGAACCACCACCCAACAATTGATAGCATACAAGACTTGCCAGTATCGCGTCCAGATGATACCGAGAATCCTGCTTTACGGATATAAGACTTCTGTTCATCGGAAAGCTCTATATCCTCAATCTCCGCTTGGAGGTTAGCTAAACGCTTTTGTTGTTGCTGATACCTTGAGCCAAAAACGATACCTTCAATCTCTTCTACTGTTTCTTGGTATGTATTGGCAAAAACGAAATCACCTAATTGCCTAAGTAGAGCTTCTTGTTGATTCGTTAAAAATTCCAGGCGAAGGCATTCATACGCGAAGGCAACAGGGTCCACTCTCCAGATATCAATCTGGTTCTTAAATTCTGATAAGTCTTGTTTTGCCATAGGTTCAGTGTATGAGAGTTTCCCATAAAAAAAGCCCAAGTGGATTTACCCACTTGAGCCTTTCTTAGCACCGGAGCGAACGGTGAATTACTTACAACACGAATTGGATCCTTTTTTCTTTTTAGTCGAACTCATTTTCTCACTGGATACTTGTGACAGTTTTCTAGTTCCATCAATAGGTTTTTTCATTGTGGCTTTTTTCATGCTTGATATCCAGATCTGGGGGTGGTCGTTTACTTTCAAAAAAAAATTATACCTCTTGCCCTTTTGTTGTCAATATCCTTGTTTAACTTTAATCCACATTTGTCCAAGTCATACCTACGCAACAGCTTCTTATACTAGCTCTATTAATACCAAAAGTTCTTTCTAACTCAACGTAAGTTGCCCCCATATCTCTCAACCCTCTTAACTGTCTTACCAAATCGGGATTCAGTTTTGTTCGACTTGTGTTCTGGCTGTTTTCTTGGTTTGTTACAAATCTACAATTATCTGGGGAATAATCCCCATCGTTATCTATCCTATCTATCTGTAAACCTTCTTTATACCCATTTTGCAGACACCAATTCTTAAATGCTGCTGAATCGCTTTTCCATTCTTCACATACTTTAATACCTCTACCCCCGTATCTGTTATAGTTGGTACTGGATTTTAAATAACATCTACGTTTTATTCCAATCCATATTCGATACAGAGGGTCTGTTCTCTTACGGGTTTTCATTCTATTCTTGTTTTTCACCCCATCACAAACTTTACACCTATTCATAAACCCGGTGTATCGGTTAGAGTCTCGGTAGAACTCTGTCTCTATTTTCTCCTCTTTGCATACTTTACATTTTATATATCTCAAAAGGTAACCCCCTATTATTAAAAAACTATTATACACAAAAAATAAAAAATACAACCCCCTATTTCATAAAAAATAAAAAAGGTGCGTGTGGGGTATATACGACTCTTTCCAACCCACAGTTCTGGGGGTCGGTCATGCCCCCCCTACCCTTTCGTCCTCAGTATGTTCACATATGCCAACATGCTTTCACAATTCACCGGCTTTCTCAACCTCTTAGCCTTCCCAAACCTCAACGACATCCACCTCATTGCATTGATCCACCAAGCAATAAATACCTCTCTCACCTCGCCCTATATATAGGTCTAAAAACACAAAGATATTGTACAAGGATATGAGGTATATTATCGCAAAGGTATACCATTGACATGCCAACGGAATTAATCTTGTAAAGCTTATCCAGTCCATTCAGTCCATTGTGTCCTAAAAGCAAGTAAACTTACGGCTGTATTAAACCTAACGAGCCCTTTTGCAGACTTGGACCGTTGCGATATAGGCCAACTTTAGCTAGAACACTTCAAAGACTCTATAAAAACGTATAGCGACAGTGTCGCAGTCCTACAGGGGGACCTACAGAGCTATACTCAATATATATTTTTTTTTAAAAATGTTTAAAGTATTCTAGCTAAAGTAGCCCCAAACACCAACTAAGCCAGTAAGGGCGTGGGCTAGATCTGATTCAAGAGGTCGAGGTTTTACTTGCTTTTAGGACTTTTTAAACTTTTTTAGAAAAAGCTCTTGACTTCTATAATATTGTCAATATAATCTCCTATATCTTAGTAAAAGGAGCGAAAACATGCAACCAGAGACATTCATAAACAGCCTTAAATTCACACATGAATTTAA